ACTCCATCAGTTGCAAGAAGCAAAGTCCAATTGGGAAACGTTCAAAAATGGTCCTGGTTTTTCAAAATTTCACAAGTTTATGTGCACCCTTGTTGCGTGCGGATTGGTTGAAGGCAAAGAGTACGATGTCTCCCTCGGGAACATTGAACTCTTCACCATGAACACCAAAACCACAACTATGGGAGCTATTGACGCAATGGATGCATTAATTCAACTCACCACATACTTAGTGGAGAGCGGTATATATGCATTCGCGCACAAATCAGTGAAACCATTCTTTTTCGATGATAAGTTAGCCTTAGAGTTAGATAATGAATACATCAAGTATAACGCTATGATGGAGCATTTGGCGACCGGCAATCTTGAGAATTACTACAATTTGACCGAACAAGAACTAGAAGAACAGATCACCTCATTAATGGATAGGACGACAAGTGCCCAGACCAACCTAAAAGGAATTGCGTACACCATTCTGAATAAGAAGAGAGAAAACGTAGCGAAATGGTTGGATCGAGTTATCGACTGTCGCATAGCATGCGGCACTAGAGAAGCTCCTTTTTCACCTGTCATCGTTGGAGATTCGAACATTGGAAAGACCACATTGACCCAAATATTTTCGCGAGAGATCGCGGCACGAAACGGGTTCAATGGTGAGTCTCGATATCAAGCAGTCATTCAGGGAAACGACAAATTTTGGACGGCCTACAAAGGTTACACAAACGTCGTTATTTTGGATGATTTTGGAAACACGAAAGTTGAATATATGCAAGAGGACGAAGGTGCTAAGCAAATCATGATCAAAAATAATCAGATGTGCTATGCTCCCAAAGCCGGTGTGGAAGAAAAGGGACGCGTTCCCGTTCAACCTAAACTGCTACTTATCAACACCAACTCAGATACTATGCTGTCAAACATGTCAGTATGTCCGTATTCTCGCTATAGGCGAGGAGATATTTATATCCGAGCTCAAGTAAAAAAGGAGTTCGCGAGATACGTAAACGGAGAGAGGAAAAATGAGGTGGATGCAACCAAAGTGCGAGATATGTTTACAAAGGTTGATGAAGATGGAAACACACAAGTGGTTTACTCCACACTCCCCGACATGTGGGAGATTTCACTTCAGAAACCCTATGTTCGAGTAGTTAGCCAAGAAGGCGATATCACCAAAGCGAATGGAAAGAAGAAAGACAAGATTAGTTCTGTCCAATTTATGACAGTCACTGAACAAGTGAATGGAAATAGTACTTTATGCGAAAATTTGAGCATATTCGATGCTCTCGAGGTTGTTTGCCG